GACTATCGAACCACCAGGTTGTAATCTTTGACGTGGACCAGAGCTGTACCATTCGAAAGTTCTATGCATTGCTGAGTCTGACATAGAATCTTGCTCAGTGTGTGGGTCATCAATAATCAAAAGATCCGCCCCTCGTCCTGTGATAGAACCGCCTACCCCCGCTGCAAAATATTCGCCTCCATGATTGGTCTCCCAACGTCCTTTTGCTTTTGAATCTTCTCGTAGTTTAACATCGCCAAAAATACTTTTGTAGTCCTCGGTCTCCATTAAGTTTCTAACTTTGCTACCGAACCGAGATGCTAACTCTGCATTGTGTGAGACTTGCATCAGTTTCATTTTAGGATTTCTACCAATCATCCAAGCAGGAAATAAAAAAGAAGCGAACTCTGACTTGGTATGTCTTGGTGGCATATTTACAATTAAACGTTTAGATTCTTTATTTGCTATATGTTCAAACTCATTTGATATTATTTGATGGTGCCCCCAGTCCTCAGGGTCCTTTGCATCTCTACAAATAAAATCAGGCCACATTGCTTTCACAAATAATAGAAAGTTATCCTGACATAGTTTTATAAACTCTATCTGTTTCTTTAGAATTAAGGTTCTTAATTCATCATCACTTAATTGATCAATGTTCATACAAGAAATTTTTGATTCTTCGGGTCCCCTTTTCAATAAGGTCACAACATGTTTCTACCACCCAGACCAAAGCAACCCAGATCATTACGAAGCAGAATAATATAGACATTAAAATATAATAAATTATGTTTCTCATAAGCTATACCGTTTGAGCATACACTATTTCTATTCGACTTGCTATAAAACACTTGTGGCACAAGTACCTGGTTTTTCTAACGTGGTTTTTGTGAATAAAAAAAGAAAAGCCGTCCCGACTTTTTAATGGGTCCTTTATTGATATGCATGGCGATCGTATAAACGACCGCCATGATTACGAGGTGGTTTTATCCTTGTAATTTCATAATTAGATATGAGAATTTTTGTACGATAGTATCTTTAAACTTATCGACTAGAGGGTTACCATTGTTCTCGAGTACAAATTTCTCGACCTCTCCCTCTAACATTTTATACATTACCTCATAGTTTAGTTTTTGTTGAACGTCAGGGTCTAACTTAATGTTTTGAGTTAGACTAGTTTTGGCGGAAGCTTCCGCCAAAACTTTAGATATATTCATAAGAGACCTACTCATTATTGTCCCCTATTGCTTTATATTCACAATATTCTATTTCAGTACAAAACTGATTAAATAAATCATTGTGTTTAATTTTAAAGTTAGCAGTCTCAAACTTTTTTCTTTTACGTTTGATACGCTGAACTCCAAAAGAATTACCACCCTCGTCCTGAACAATAATTAGGTTTTGTTTTGATCTCTCAAAAACATCAACCACATTTTGTTTCATCTTGTCTAACTCCTTAGCCAGACGATTAGCTTTTAACTTGATGGTAGCATAAGCAAGGACTATTTTTTTTTCGTCTTGCTTTAGCTTCTTCATTGTTTTGCTCATTGTCATTTCCTTTAGTTAAGTTGAACAAGCTTAGATATTAATTTATCTTATATTAATAAGATACAATGATACTGTCCAAAATGGGTCTTAAGAATAATGCAGGATCATTAACACCAGCACCCCCAAAAATGTAAATGTCCAGCTAGGACTCACCAGCAGTAAAAGAACGAGAACCATGCCGAGCATTACGCAATCTTTGCACGTTGCTCTGACGGCTGTCCTTCACCTGCAGGCTTTCCTCTACTAGTAGCATTAATAAACCGAGCTCTATCAAACCGAGGATTTTCCTCCTGAAACTTATCCGCAAGAGTAGTCACCAATACAAACTTATTTGCATCATCCTCTAAACATTCACGGATCGCTTTCGTAATTATAACGAAATGTTTTCTTGTCATCATTGTTTTTCTCCTTTTTATTTTTTAGTAACTATTTCTGTAATTTTTCGTATTTGCCAAGCTAAATCACCTACGTCCTCAACGTGTTTGTTAAGTATACGTATTATCTTTTTTATTCTTTCTTTATCAGTCATCATTGTTTTTCTCCTTTTTCTGTTTCTATATGATCGTGGTCAATGATCTCATAATCGTAACCTTCAGGCAGACCGCTAACCTCTGTTACACAGCCGCCATAAACTTCTATTTTAATTGTCTTCATTTCCTTTCCTCTTCGTTGTTTGAGGTCAAGGGTGAGGGTGGCAAACTACCCAGACCGTCTCACTCATACGTTAGTTAAACGCTTAACCCCAGGTCAAATTTACGGAATGCTATCACCACGTTTAAGGCAAATCTTGGCAGAGCCGCTTAACTTGACCACCCCTAAACTATCCCACCGAGATAGGAGATGTCAAGGATAAAATAATTTTTTTTACAGCAGGGAAACTCTGATCCTTCAGGCTTCAGCTTTAAGGGATAACGGTCCGTTTCCCTTTTAAATTGAAACGAGATTTGTAATGATAAGAAAAAGTTATCGTTAGTAATTTTCCAGCACAGCAGGTGCCTCTGCTGAGGGTTGGGGGTTCAACGAAACAATGAACAAAAAGTTGACCCCCTCAACGAGGTTACACGAGATTTACTCACGTGCCAAGTCCAGCTCGCACAGGGAAGGTGCTGTGCTGACTTCTTTAACAAATCTTTGCATTTTTCTTTCTTCACGAGAACGAGGATTTACGGCACGGTGATCCAGCATCTCCCAAAGAGCACTCTGAACCGATGGCCAGTGTACGGGAGCCGAGAACGAGAAACGAGGTTTCAGTAAACGAGGATCCGAGAAAGCGGACAACGGTCTGTAGAGTTTCAAAGAAGACTCAGAGAGGGTCTCTTTGCAGATTAAAACTATACCACCATGAGCCACTCGCTTGTTAATCCAGGCTATTTGCCATTTAGATAGCTTCGGATAACTGGCTGAATCCGATTTTAATTCTATCCAGAAATCATAGCCCGCCCAACAACCATTTAAGTCAGGTATACCATTAATAGTATTAGATTCTATGCGGGTAAAATGTGGTCTAACACAATGCTTTTTAATTCTTTGCCAGAGCTTTGATTCTCGTTTTTGCATAAGTCAGTTTTTAACTTTAGTCATACTTGTTATTACACCAATTGGAAACACATTACGATCAGAAAAACACTCCTCCTTTTCGTCATAAGAACTAAATGTCTTAACAAATTTTTTAGTTTTTTTGTACAGATATGCCTGAGTTACCATTTTTGCACAGTCAAATTTATCAAACTCATCTGGCGTAGCATGAGCCGAATCACCTGTGATATCAACCCAGTTGATTTGGTAAAAGTAATATCTTTTTTTACCAATACGAGCATGTTTATATTTAGATTTTTTACGTTTGATCATCATGCCATCTATCGTTAATTTTACACGCTAACCAAACAGCAATTGGTATACAGAAAACTAAAGTATACTCCATTGATTTCTTAGGACTCAAATCAAAGTAATGATTAAGCAGACTTGTAATTAAAACTGGAGAACAAGCACCTACAACCATTAAGATTACCATTCTATATATGAAAGAAATTTTCATTTAGTTTTAACACTTACAGTGCCTAAATTTGTTTTTAAATCTGCATTATGAACTTCGTTAAATACAGTTATAAATGAAACCCAATTATTACTCTTTGTGTATTTCTTCTGTCTCAGGGTTAACTTCGATCGTTTTGGCGTTGAACCCATCGATCTTATTTGATAACTCTGAGAGCTTCTTTTCAAGCTCTGCACGTGACATACCCTCCAATCCTGATACTCTTACTTCTCGTTTATCAACGTACAAACCAGCCAGTTGTCCTGACCTATATTCTGCATTGATAGCAGAAGCAAATTGTTTCTCAGAATATGCTGCATCAGCATATTTTTCTAATCTTTTGTATCTTCGGAGTTTATCTTTCTCAAACTTAGCAGCAGCCTTTTCAAGCTTTTTATCTAAGTATCTTACTACGTGCGGACTAAAT